TGCTGCAAGGTACAAGCGAATCAGGACCGCAAGTTGCAGGAGTAGCAGCACTAATGTTAGGCGCCAGACCTGATTTAAATCCAGCAAAAGTAAAAGAAAAAATACTTTTAGATGCAACTAGTGCAATATACCAAACTGGTTCAAGCACGGACTATGCTCAATTTAGTACGACACTTTTGGGGGGTCCGAATAAACTTTTATATAGCAAATACGGTACTAATGAATCATATAGAATTGCTGGATCCTTTGGAACAGGCTTATCATAAATAATGTTAGAGGAAATATAAAATGGCACTTAACTACCCTAATAGCCCATCAGAAGGCGATACGTTTACAGACGGAACAACCACATGGCAATGGGACGGAGTATCTTGGAATATTGTTTCAGCAGGAAGTTCTGCCTTACAATCAAATACATTCAAAAATATTGCATCTGATAGCGGAGTAACTAGTGCAGACGATCCTAATGATACATTAACAATTACTGGTGGTAGTTCTATCACCACTTCGATCTTAGACGACACTTTAACTATAAGCTACACAGGTGGAGGTGGAGGTGGCGGCAGCGACCAAAATTTATGGTATACTATAGTAGGTGATAGCGGAAGTACGCAGGCAGATACAACTACAGATACTCTTAACATTTTAGGAGGTACTGATATCAGTACATCTATAACAGATGATACAGTGACTATCAATTATACAGGAGCAGGAGGCGGTGCAACATCATTAAATGATCTAACAGATGTTAATATTAGCGGTTTACAAAACGGGTCTGTGATATATAATAGTAACACTGCTGGCACATTTGTAGTGTCTAATTGGCAAGTTGGACAAATGTATTTGCCAGCTATTACTATGCTATATGTTACTGAAACTCTTAATAGCGCATATAGATTTGACCAGTACGGAACTACCAATAATCCTACAATTTATGCAATAAGTGGAACTACTATTGCTTTTGATTTAAATGGTTCTGGAGGCCATCCTTTTCAAATACAAGATCCTACAAGTACTCCGTACAACACAGGACTAGTTCATGTTGCTCCTGACGGAACTGTATCATTAGAAGGAAATGCACAAAATAAAGACGAAGGAATTCTATATTGGAAAGTTCCTTCAAGTATAAGTGGAAATTATAGATACCAATGTACTTCACATGCGCCAATGGTAGGTGCAATTACAGTTAAGTCGTTTGTCGCTCTTTAAGTTTTAAACCTAGTAATTTATAAATTTTTTCTCTTATAGAAATTATTTCGTGTCTTTTATGCGAGATAAGATGAGGATTCATAAAACCGTTTAGATTTCCATCGTGACCAATGTCGATATCTCCCATTATTATTTTTAATTTTTCAATTAAATCTAAAACTTGATCTTTTAATTTTTCATCGGATATTGTGTCTAATTTTTCATTAAAAATATCTAGTTCTTGTTTAAATCTTTCTGATGCTGTGATTTTCATTAGGCAACAAGCTCTGCATTCATAATAGTAAAACGATCGTTTGAACGAACATTACTTACTTCTGTTAAGCTGCTATCATTTTGCAAAGAAATAACTTGTGTAGGTTTCATTGCATCAACATGAAAAACTGTCCCTTCTGGAAATTCTTGCTCTAATATTTTTCCGTCTTCGGTTTCAATCCAACGAATTTTAAATTTGCCAGTGTTTACAAACCAAGATTTATCTGTATTTTTATCTAAATAGATATCGGTCTTAGCGTGAGCCTTTTCAAATACAAGGAATCTAGCTTCATAATTATTAGTTTGAGCCCATAACACTTCGTATCCATAATTAGTTTTTATTGGTTTATTATCTTGCATTATTACTCCATCAAATCTATCATTTTAAAAACTGTTTCTAGTTTAGCAATGTTTGTTTTATTTGTCAATGTATTTTTAAGTCCATGATGCAAAGGTTTTGGCCATTTTCCAAATTCGACCCAAGCGTAGCCATTATGTTCATCATTTAATTTAGGTAAAAATTCTTTCTGGACAACACAAAGATAAGTATGGAACAGGAATTGATTATCATTGGAAATAAATGTTTCTAAAGGGATTGTTTTTTTAATATCAACATTTCCTATTTCTTCTACAATTTCTCTTTTAAGACCTTCCCAGGGAGTTTCTTTTTCCTCGTTGGTTCCGCCTACTAATCCCCAAAGACCAGCAGTTTTTCCTTGTGCTCTTAGTAAAAATAAGAAACGATTAGTATCTAATGTATAAAATAATGCACCACTGCAAGTAATCTTGTCCATACTTGTAGTTATCTTAGTAAACTAGGCGCCAAGTTCCATTTGGATATTCACCTTCAATCGAAAGTATCCATTCACCGCTATCAAATTTATATTGAACGCCTGTATTTAGATTCGTTGTGTACACTGTACCATAAATGCTAACATCTGTATCTGCATCAAATATGATACTCCATTTCACTCCATCCCATTCTACAATATCATTTTCACTTGCAACAAAGTCAGTACCGTCTGCATTTTTCCAAGCATCTGGACCGTCCTGGTTTGATTTGTCTCCAATTGGGCCTAGTATTAAAATTCTTGGATTACCAGTAAGTCCTAGATCTAAAGGATTAGATTTTTGTGGATCGATAATATAGTCTATTTTACTTCTATCGCCTAAGTCGCTAGTGATAACTGTATCTGTTGGCAGAGTATCTTCATCCCAAGTAACGGTCAGATCGTACTCATCAGTTGGATTGATTGCTACAGTACCTGCTACTTCGTTATCTAAATCTTTTCTGTTAAGTCTTAGCTCTGTGACTCCAGGTTGAAAAACTTCAGGGTGTCCTTTAATCCACCCCGTCCAAGATTCTCCGTTAACAATTCCTTTTACAATTAATCTTGCACTATTTCCCATTACAAGTAATTCTGGAGTATTGTGTGTATTAGAAATAATTATGTCGGTTAAATCTGTTTCTATTTTCTTAGTTTCTCTAATAGTTTCAATCTCACCAGTTGGAGCAATAGCTACTCTTGTTCTTACGTTTGCTTCTGCATAATTAGAGCTTCCAAAATCAACTTCTACTGCACCTTCTTCACTGAATATACTATTAATAATATTTGTTACTACTCCTAACCGCTTAACTTTAACCGGAGGACTAATAAAAATTGGAGTCTGAAAAGCTAAGGTGGCTACATCTATTTCACTTTCTGTTCCTACCGGAATACTTCTATTACTCCAAGTAACTTGCTCTAAATTTACAACACTAAGACTAGTCCAATCAACGTAGTTATCAGTAGTTTGAATTTCTAAACTTGGATTAAACAACATAAGTATTTGCTCCATAATCTGTAGTTTTTGATCAGTATTAGTTGACCAAATATCTACACTAACGCTAAGTGTATATGGAGTAGGCATCAACCTTTCAACTGTGTAGTTTTTTCCTTCTGTTTTTAAATATTCATTACCGACACTATCGTATGCTCTTTCACGTATGTTAAGTTTGTTTATATAACTACTATCTGCAAGTCTTTGTGTATCCATTTCTAAGCCTGTTACATATACAGCCATTCTTGGTGCGCTAGGAATTTTATTTTCGGAATTATCTCTCAGAATAGATCCAACTTGTCTAGTTATATCTCCGTACATTACAGGAATTTGTACAGTTGTGCCGCTGCCGTCCTTATAAGAAAAATTACTCATAAGTCTAATAATTTGCGTAATATATCTTCTTATTTGTCCGTCATAAAAGTGTTGCATTAATTATCTGCCTTAGGTCTTAGAGCTTGTGATAAGCTCTGTCTTTCTTCAACTGTGTCTCCTGCAATAGTGCTTGAGTTTGTGTTATTTACAAATGTACCTTTTTGTGTACCGCGTGTATCTGTATTTGTTAAAGTCATACGTACATCGTCTTCTACTTTGGTCCATCTATTCCCATCATATCTAAATAATCGTCTTGGCAAAAAATCAGTCCTTAAAAAATAATCTCCAGATTCTGCTCCCCTTGGAAAACTTATACCGTGTCCAAATGTTGCACCGTTGGCCGGAATTCCATCTCCTAGCAAGTATCCGTTGTATCCTTCTCTCTCAGGCGGCGCCATTTCAAGGTTGCCTGAAGTAGATACTAGTTCTGTATCGCCATTTTCGTTGAGTTGCAAACTAAAATAATGACTTGTGTCGTACCCAGACTTTGCTGCATCTGCTTCTGCCTGTGCAACAACTGCATTGTTAATTTGCATTTCTTGTTCATAAGTAGATAGCATATCTCTTAACGTATCAGAACTTCCTTCTTCTGCTGGCAAGTCGAGTATTTCTTTATATTCTTGACTGTCCATTATTTGCTTCAGTTTAATTCTGTATAAATGAGGATACCAAGTTTGTGAAAAACCTTCTGCTGCACGATTAACATCTTCTACTACATAAAAACGTTTTAACGCAACACTAAAATCATTTAGTGCATGTTCGTCTTTTAAGTGCGGTAATTCGATTACGTCACCAGGCATAATTTTTCTACCTAAAGTTTTTACACTAGAGTTAATATGGATAGTCATAAACAACGTATCGTTGCTTAAAAATAGACCAAATTGGCTCAAATCAAAGTCAATGTCTTGAACGTTGTATATGCCTCTAATTTCGAATATGTCTGGATCATATTTACGATCTCTATTCTCCATAAACAGCATGTCTTGTATATTTGTTTCTTTTACAGCATCGTATTGAGGCTGATCAGCAGTTGCGTCTGCTTCACTGGGATTTTTTGGTCCAAGGTATTTGTGAACAAATACATCGGTACCACCTATGGTAAACATTTCTAGAATTTGTTTGTCTAAAAATG